ACCACCGTTAGGGCAATGAATATACCACACGCCCGGGCCTTTGGACAAATGAGACGCCCGGGGCTTATCGTCGTGGTAACGCCTATGGAATAGTGTACGCGTCGAGCCCCTTGACAGGGGGGCTCGCCGGGATACACTACCCCAAGGGAGAAACCACCAAACAATGGGCCTAGCTAATTCGTTCCCAAGCCCGTGCAGAGACGAAACAAAACGGCTTTTGATTAGAGCCAAGAAAGCATCCAACACCCAGTGCAAATTGCTTGCAAAACTGATGTTAAACCTACTGGAATTTGAGGAGAAATTCAAAGAAATCAAAAAGAAAGAGGAGGCGCTTAGATCAATATGTTCGCCGTTATAGCACTTGTGTTTCTTTGGGCCGCCTTTGTCGTGGTTCAGGAATGGCTGTGGCGAGACGAAAAGTCTGTGCTCGACGACTTTCACAAAAGGAAGAATGGACGAATACTCAAGATTGTGGAACCTACAGCAAAAAGGAGATTGACATGGAAACCGACTTCTGTATAATGTGTGAAGGTAAGCTTGATGACGGCGATGAAAAGAACGCTGGCTTTTGCTATCACTGTCAAATCGTCATGTATCGGGAACTTGTGCAGGAGGCAGAAACCCGCCTGCGCATGGAGGCCTAAAATGAAAGCGTAGCACTAGTGTAATGCTAGTGGCTAGTGTTTCACATCGAGCCTCTGCGTCTACAGAGGCTCGGCGAGACACACTAAATCAAGGAGGTCCTTGTGAAGGAAAAAGCACCAGCATACGTTCAAGCTGTTCTTCAGTGCCATCGCTGTGCTCGCAAGTGGGACGCTGTGGATGTAAACGCAAATCTTGAAGTCGTAAAGTGCCCGGTCTGTGGTGCACCGAACGACATTTTGGAAGCTGTCAAAAGAGCAAAGGAGAATCAATGAGCGAAACGATCGGATACGAAGACGTTAAATGTCAGGTAGGCCTGCCTGGGTGTGAGAAAGTCAACGCAGGGTACCATCGCTACAAGCAATTCGCCAAAGTCGGCCCGCCCGTGGACTCCTGCGAATCCTGCGCAAAGAAGTCGTATGAACAGCCTCCGCAATTCAAGGAGGCAAAGGAGGAAGTGTGCGCATAGCTTGGAAGAACGACAGATTCGAAATGGAGGATCAACAGCGTGGCGAAACCTACGATCACAAAGAACTCATCAAGCTGCACGGCTTCAGGTGGGACGCAGAAAAGAAAGCCTGGTATTGCACAGGAGAGACCCAAAGGTTGTCAGGACTCAGGGGACTGGAAATTAACGTTGCCATTACTCCGGAAGCTAAAGCAAAGTTTGATGACTATGAAGCCGCGCGGGTAGAAAAATTGAGCATGTCGCGGGCATCCGACTCAAACGTTGAGATTCCAGTCCCCGCAAACTTAACGTATTTGCCTTATCAAAAAGCAGGAATCGCATATGCCTTGCGGGCGTTCGGAGATATAGAATAAAATGCCAGTCAAACTAACCTGTGTAATTTGTGGTACGGAATTTTGGGTTCGTCCTAGCCGTGTGGCCAAAGGTGCGAAGTATTGCAATTACGAATGCCATCAAATTGGCGAAGGACGCAAAGGCGGCACAGTTCGTGGAACACAGATGAAAGAGCAAAGCACTGGTAAAGCATACCCAAAGGTCGGCGGACGGCACTTGCATCGGGTAATTGCCGAAAAGAAACTAGGACGCGCGCTTCTTCCTGGTGAGATCGTGCATCATTCAGACGAAAATAAGTTGAATTTTTCAGAGTCAAATTTAGAGGTTGTAGTCAGCCAAAGCGAGCACATCAAGATTCATCTTCCGAGCATGCTCGCAGCCCGAAAGGAAAAACATGGATACTAAGGCAAAGGCGAACCATCTTGTCGGCGGTGTTCTTATCGCCGATGAGATGGGGCTTTAGGCAAAACAATTCAAGCGATCGGCGTATTTAACGCTGTACCGTCCGCAAGAACTGCGCTCATCATCTGTCCGGCTTCTCTCAAACTCAACTGGCAGCGCGAGTGGCAAAAGTGGAACACCAAAGCCTCGACGGTTGCGGTAATCCAGCCAGGGCAAAAGGAATGGCCAACTGCGGAGGTCATCATAATCAACTACGACCTTCTCGGCAAATGGCAGGAACAACTGCGAGCCACCGAGTGGGATATCATGGTAGTCGACGAGGCTCACTACCTCAAGGAACCTCGCACCGGACGAACCCAAGAAATCTTTGGGCGCAAAAAAGCCACAACAAGAGTACGCACGCGAACCATAACCACTATTGAGCAGCGAGAAGTCACAAAAGAGCCGGAGCGCGTAGAGGTGCCGTTTGGGCAGGAGGATAGCTTACGGATATCCTCTGTTTACGCGCGCCCTACTCTAGTGCCAGTTGACCGTACGGCGTCAGAAGGAATAAGCTACGAGGAACCAGAACAATACGGTGAGGTCGTGCTCGAGGACGTCAAGGTTAAAACGAAAGAGAAATACGAAGTAGTTCTTCCACCTCTCGCGCCTCTCAAAGCCAAGCGGCGTCTGTTCCTCACTGGCACACCGATAGTAAACCGCCCTAAAGAACTCTGGCCTATCGTGCAATCATTGTGTCCGGACTTTGAAAAGAACTTCATGGCCTACGCCATGAAATACTGCAACGCCTTCAAGACGCGCTTCGGGTGGGACTTCAACGGCGCAGCGCGATTGCCAGAGCTTCAGGAGCGACTGCGCGCGACGTGCATGGTGCGCCGTCTGAAGGCCGACGTGCTCAAGGAACTACCACCGAAGCGTCGGCAAGTCATGGTTTTGGAATCAGAAGGGCTCGAGGCTATCCTCGAAAAGGAAAAGAAAACTTATGAGCAGTATTCCGAGCACCTCAAGGACGGGGACTTTGAAACACCAGCTTTCGCTGAAATGTCCCGCGTGCGAAAAGAAGTGGCAATCGCTAAGATCCCGTTTATCGTTGAACACGTCAAAGAAGTTTTGGACGAAGAAGACAAGGTCTGCATTTTCGTTCACCACCATGAAGTGGTTGATGCTCTGCGTGATGCCTTTGGGGATTCCGCTGTTGCTATCGACGGTCGCACTTCAAACGAAGACCGGCAAGCGGCTGTTGACAGATTCCAGGGCGACGAAACTTGCAAAGTTTTTGTTGGCACTATACGAGCCGCTGGTGTTGGCATCACGCTCACTGCTTCTTCAACTGTCATCTTCGGTGAACTGGATTGGGTCCCCGGCAACGTCACCCAAGCAGAAGACCGCTGCCACAGAATTGGGCAGCATGACACGGTCTTCGTTCGGCACCTCGTTTTGGAATCATCCCTTGACGAGCGTATGGCGCAAATCATTGTCGACAAACAGGAAGTAATTGACAAAGCCTTGGACGCCACCACCGAGGCGCGTGCGCCTGAATTCAGAGTCGCAGACATCATTCAACCGCCGCCTGCAAATCACGTTCCTGGCACTATACCCACACAGACCGTGACGCGAGAGCAACTCGAAAAGATGTACCGCGGCTTTTCTGACGAACAAGAGCAAGCGGTCCTGGCAGGCCTGCGCATCCTGGCCTCCAAGTGTGACGGTGCCTTGGAAGAGGACGGCTGCGGCTTCAATAAGCGGGACACAGCTTTCGGAAAGAGTTTGGCACAACAGACCACGTTGTCCGAAAAGCAGTTCAAGTGTGGCCTTAAAATGATCAGGCTGTACCATAGACAGCTTCCTTCGGATTTGGTAATCTTAGCAGTAGGAAAGGAAAGCCGATGAAATTTACTATTGAATGCATGGCGTGCGGCGGGCCTATGCGGCGCGTGTGGGCTGCGCACCTAGGCGAGCGGTACAGGTGTGAGACCTGCAAAGCCGTCGAAGACGTACCAGGCGACCTGCCGTTCGACAGCGACTACATCGACGCGCTCAAGCCCACGTATGATATTTTTGTTTTGACACCGTTCGATAAACAGTTTTTGAGAGATTGTGGTATTTCAATCTAAAGGGAGAACACATGGCGCAAAAGAAGAGCACCATCCCGCACCGAGATCGTAAAGATCCTCATGCGCGGGAGCAACAACAGGTACGTCGGCACGAAATTAATACCAAACGCCCGAAGCAGGTTTGGGTCAACGGGCGTTGGGAAAGGATACCAGCATGAGCATGCAAGTCATCACCGTGACAGACAAGGCCGCGCGCGACAAGATGTTTAATGAGTTGCGTATGGACGGTAACGAGCAAGAGCAGCAAGCAGTAAAGTTCAGCAGCACAGAGAAGGGCGAAGACGGCGTGTATCGTTCAACGTGGTCTATCGCGTATCCAACGGCTTAGGAGGCCAAAATGAAACAGATGCTATTCGAAGGCTGTAAGGTGTGGCACAAGACGTACGGTATCGGCACTATCGCTCGCGTCGAGCGCAACAGCAAGGACATAGAAGCCATCCCCAAAAGCGGTTTACGTCACAAAAATTCACTCAACGTCGGTGTGATATTCGATGATGGCGGGCCCCAAGGGTGGGCGGAAGACGGCAGCAACGACATCCTCGAACTGAAGCGGCTTGATGAAATGAGGAGGGCGGCATGACACTTGAAGAATTGGCAGTTTTGCCTACCGGCACCAAAATCAAGCTTGACATGCGTCCGGAACCAGGGTTCGACCGCGGCGTAATCACGCACGGAGGGGCCATTGCCTACATCCACTGGCTGGCTACGCAGGGGATGCCGCCTGTTGATCGCATCATTCACACCGCTAGCGTGACCTGGGCCGAATACGTGGCCGACATGTCAATCGATAATGATTGATTCGTCACAAAGCAACATAAAAAGGTTGACTTCCCGTAATGGTTTGGTACTCTAGTACTGCCATTACGGGAAACTTCTTCATACCCTCTGTAAATTTTTCCACTACTAAAACTCCCAGTACCCCTTTAAAATCAACAGTTTAGGTTGGTCTCCTGGTTGCACTACTCCCCTGCGTACGGCGCTACCGGGGGAAGCAAAATAGCGGGGCGCCACGGAGACGCAGCATGAAAACTGATCTACGTATCCTGAGGACCTCGCTAGACTACCGCGGGATGTTTGTTCAGCCGTCCGAGAGGGCTTTGATCCTCGTGGCGTGGCTGCACCTGTGGGAGGACTTCTCCTCTCTGCTATGTAGACTGTAAGACGGCAGGGTTCGAGCCGGGAATCTTGAACCAACTTTAAAGGGAAACGAAAATGCCAAGGGGAGTTTACAACAGAAAAAACAGAAAGGGAAAGGTTGCTACCGTGCCGGAAGCGCCAACGAACGGCGGCAAAAAGATCGCAGACGATGTTCTGCAGAACGTTGCTACCATCGCCGACACGATCAAGCAAGCCCACTCGCGTATCGACGACACCCTCATGGAGATCGGGAAGCACTTTTACGAGATCCGACAACTCTTTGACGGCGTGCCGGCCGACATCCGACGCCTTCACAGCGTCCCATCGTTCACCATTTGGATGAACAAGACTGCGCCAGAAGTATGCGGCATGACCAGCAGAACGGCGTGGCACTACTACAAGAACTATTCCGAAGCGATCGCCGCGGGATTGAAACCTGAGACCATCATCGCGCTGGCTCCTACGGTTCTCAAGAACGAGAAGCCACGCAAGGCGGTATTCGCCGCCATCAGCCGAAACCCTGTTCTCGCTACCCAATTGAACGAAGCTGCAGCCAAGCATGGCCCTGGGCCAAAGGTTGCGCTCCGCAAGATTGCCGAGAGCCAGGAAGTCAAAGACCTCTTGAAGAGGATCGAAGCACCTCCTCGGTCTCGAGTAGACCGACTGGAGGCAGCCATCGTCAACGCCTACAAGCCTGTGTTTCTGGCTGACGTGTTTGACCTTGACGCCGCCAACAAAGCACTGGAAGAGTTCTCCGGTGCCGTCCGAAACGCAGCAGGCAAGCTGCGCTTGGGATCGCACATCACCCTGACGTTTACTCCGTTCACCGAGGTCCCGGCGGGAGTCACCCCGGCGGCAACCTACGCTTCCCCGGAAGCCGAACAGAACGCCGAAGCTATCCTGAAGCAATTGGCCGCGGCGGGATACGAAATGCCGAAGAAGCGAAAGGCTGCGGCGGCTTAGTTTTAAAACGAGATCAGTGGGGCGGCAATGCCTGAAAAACGACAAACAAACGAATGCAGGTTACGCCGCCCTGCTGTTTTGGAGGGGTCACCAATGAGTCCGTATGATCCAAGTGAGTGGGACAAGAAGTGGCTTCTTGACATCATAGCCTTGGTGGCGGAAAACGGTATAGTTGGTTTTCCGCATTCGGGGTTAATTTATAAGGTCAAGCATTCAACCAAGACTTTCATTCTTCTGAACCCCAGGGAACTGACGGAGTCTCTTGAGGCCAGGAAGACGCATCAAGCAACCATAGATACGCTCGCGTCGATCGGGTGGAACGTTACAAAGGATACTTCAAAAGGAAACGGAGGTGGAGCGTGAGCGAGGATCTCATATATTTTGGACTCATCGTCGTGTGCTGCGTATGTCTGGCACTGATTATGCGAAAGGCAAAGCCCAAATGAATCGCCAGAACCCAAAGCAGTGCGTCATTTGCAGGTCCGACAAAGGCGACATCAAGTTGATCAGGGTTCCAGCCGCCGACCGTCGCCGAGGCTGGAGGGTCTATGTGCATCAGGCTTGTCTCGACAAACTTAGAGAGGAGGTAAAGGACAAATGTTAAAAAGAATGCTTAGCAACACCTTGGCGGTAGTCGACGCCTCCATGCTCGGCCGCATCCCTCGAAATATGTGGACGCTGGTCGACCTGTGCTTGCAGCAATGGTTCCCGCCGGCGCTCGGCGACATGCGGTTGGACTATTCTAGCTTTACTTACCACGAACGTGTCAGGCTCAGTAGTGCGTTTGTATACGCCTGATTCGACGGGCGGATTGGGTGTGGAAAAAGGTGAAGCGACCCACCCTGTGGGGACGTTTACTGGCGCGCCACACCCACCGCCCACCCGATGGGTTGGCTCGAGTTTCAAAAAGCAGTAAAGGAGGGCCCGTGACGTGCGATGAACCCCACCCCTTTATTGCGGCTAGGGCTCGAGCCGCCCACCCAAAAGGAGACGGGAATGCAGGACTTCACGGTTTATAGATACTGGAGCATCGTGTGGCTGCTTTGCGCCAATACCCCCAGGGCCGAACTCTGGATCATAGATAACGTTCTGAAGAAAGGCTTCCAGCCACGTTGGCCCCAGATGACTTTCGTTGGTGATGGCAGCGTTAATTTGATTCTCGAGATGATCACTAGGGATGGTTTAACGTGGGAGGCAGGTGAGTGATGTACATGAAGAAAAAGATTACGCCGGAAGATATAGACATCATGCGCGTTCAGTTGTCTGTTCGCGCCGTCAAACTCTCCGAGGAGCCGCGTTGTGATTTTTGCGGCAGCGAGCAGCCAGAATGGCTCTACGCCGCGACTAGGATGTCCACTGGCGCGTGGGTTGCTAACTGGAGGTGGTGCGCCTGCGCGGACTGCTCTTCCGAGATAGACAAACACAACTTTGACGCCATCAGGGTTAAAATCGTCAAGTGGCTCAAAAGCATTTTGACGAACACCCCAGAAGAGTTCGCCAGACGTGCAGCGGAGGAAGCGTTGGATGAGTTCATCGTATTCGCCAGGGAGGCAAAATGAAGTGGCTTTTTGATGTGTTTCAGTTGTTGATGATCCTGGCGTTCGTTACTGCCGCGGCTGTGAACAAGTTTGACTACTCGCAGTTCTTCGGCATGTTGTATTGCGTCACGATGCTCGCCGAAATCAAATACGGCGAACGCCGCAGGAAGATGATCAAGCTTAAGGATGGAACGTACGGCTACGGCCGTGCAGGGGAGCCAAAGCCGTGAGAATGTCGCGACTGCCACGAACACCTCGAATACATTGGACAGATTTCACAATCTGGACTTTTGGCTCCATAGCGATTCTTACCGCGAAGAATAATCGCGCGGTCAATTGGGTAGCGCTGAACATCACAAAGAAAGGCTTTCAGCCTTTTTGGCCAAACCGCGTTATCATTAAACAGCACCGTATACTGGAGATTTTAGCAAGACTCGACGAAGATGAGATGACCTGGAGAGAGGTGTGACATGAAAAAGAAATTAATTAAAATACACGGAGATAGACGAGATAGGCGAAAAAAGCACCGTCGCGTGGCAGACGAGATAAATAAAAAATTTCAAATCTTGTTTGATAACCTTGCAAAAATTGAGAAAAAGATAGAGATGCGCAAGGAAACTGCCAAACAGCTTGCTAAGGAAGTTGCCAAACAGCTTGCTAAGGAAGTTGCCAGTGACATTGCCCGTCTCAGGACAGCTCAGCGAGAAATTGCGGAGAAAACGGCACATGTTCATTTCGTAGTCGACAACCTGGTCTCGTCGATAGCGGATATCCGAAGGAAAACGCGATGAGCTACGCGCCAGAAGTAATAGCAGATGAAACTGACAAGTGGATTCCCAACGGACTGCGATTCGCCACACGAGAAGAGGCGTTGTCGTGGGTGCAAGACCTGGCGGCTCGGTGGTCCGCGGTGCGGTATACGCGCGTCATTGCGTCTACCGACCCCGTCACTCACTCTTTTCTGTACGGCAAGTTGGAAAGAAAAGAGAGCTAACGGACTTCGGGGCGGTAAAGGTGAGGGTGGGGTCTTTCGGGAATCGCCCCTGCTCTCGCTGCGGCTACCGCCCCACCAGATCCTTAGGAGGATACGATGCGAATAACAGTGAAAGCGTCAACAGAAACGGATGTGCTCTTTAACCTGATGAACCGAGCGTACGACTTGCTCCAGCTGGCCGATGCTACCGAGGGCCTGGGGGTTAGCGTCCAGGACGTCCGGGACGGGATCTTCGTTCAATACCGCCCGTTGTCGGCCATGCTGCGGGACATCGGATGCCAGTTGTCTGAGAGTGTACATTTGCAGATGCCGTCGTCAGGGGAGGAAAAAGAAGACTTGACACGGTCTTAGCCGTTCTGGTACCCTTCTGGTGGGAGGAAACTACGCTATGCTAGACAGATTAAAACGTTGGTTCAGCGGCCGTCGTCTGCTTCGGGTATACCAGGACGACTTGAGAGTTGTGCTCAATTATCATGAGAGACTCAAGCACAGAAGCATCCCAACCGACGAAGAGTGCGAAAGTCGGATCCTCGGCCCCGCGCGTTCTTGCTCAATGATGAGCGGGCGCGTTCCGGCAACAAAAGTCAACTGGGATGTATTCGCCCGCCCGCGGAAACTACATTTCACAACCCCACTTGCGCCCTGTGGCGCAGGGGTTCAGCAGTGAGGGTCGTTCTAGCCACAGTTCTGCTATCCTTGGCCGCTTACGCAGCCTTGGCGGCCGACCTAACCCCCTCTCCCAAACTAACAGTCCAAGCTCCCACTCCCGCCAGCATCCAAGCCGACATTATCCATGAACGCAAACTAAGGCAGTACGTGATCGCCGAAAAAGCGGCTCTTTCTGTGTTTCGGCGACACGCGCAGTGCAACCAGTTCGCCGGTCTGGTCGGCGAGCGATCGGTCGAAACCGGCCTACCAGCAAGGATCCTGGCCGCAGTCGCGATCGTCGAAAGCAGTTGTAATCCAAACGCTGTATCCCCGACAGGGGACTACGGCCTGTTCCAGGTCAACGCCAAAGCCCACCACGTCAGTCCGAAAGTGCTGTTGGATCCAGCCAAGAACGCCAGAATAGCGAGCGAGTTTTTGCGCGCGCTGATTCGACAGTACGGCGCCGTAGAGGGCCTTCATCGTTACAACGGTCTGGGCAATCCAACCAATGCGTATGCCGATCGGGTGTTTCAAGTTGCGGGGTACAAATCATGAAACATTTCGTTCTTTTAAACGGTTGGCTTTATGTGCGTCACCCCAAAGTGTATCGGGAGTTTCTTGAGCAGGGGTGCCGCGTTAATTTCATAGGTTGTGGAGCAGGACATTACCAGGGTTGTGACAAAGCCGAAAAAGGAGACAAATAATGGAAAGGTTCAGCGCTGTTATTCAGTACGAACTGTCCAACGGCAGTATAGACAGGGTGTGCCAGTTGTGCCAGTTGCACGTTAATTCGCTCGGAGACCCCCATCCGTATTTCTACTCCCAAACGTGGATAGCGAACTTCTTTGGGGACGGGCGCGCAAAGTGTGACCACATACGTCCATCGGCGCATAGCGTCAGGCTTGATGATCCTGCCGACGACGGCCCAGAGGTGGCCATCCTGCGCGGGGTAGCCATACCATGACGAAAGTTAGCTGGTGCCTAGCTATGGCGTATATTACTGCGGCGTCACTTGGCGCAGTCATAGGGCTTCACAATCGCCATCACAAACCTGTTTGTAAAGTCTGTCATTGTGAGCAGGTCGTGTGCCATCGGGAGTGCGGCGAAGAAGCGATGTGCACGATGCGCTGCGAGAGCCTGTGCGGGAGGAAGAAATGAGTGACTTCGGCGAACTAAAAGCGGTCTTGAATGGCAGGAAGGATTACCGGTGTGCTTGGTGTGGGGAGAACATCCCACAAGGCACGCCCCATCAGCACTACGCCGGTATGTGGGACGGCGACTGGCAGAATTGGCGTATGCACCCGGAGTGCTATAACGACGTAGACATGGATGACCAGCTGGATGGCTTCACATTGTACGACCACGAAAGACCAGTTCCAGTACAGGAGGAAAAATGAGTGACTTCGGCGAACTAAAAGCGGTTACGCCGCCAGGAGGCGAGCAAATGATGATATCACATGTTGTAAAACATCTTAAATATTTGATGATTGGGAGTAAGATTTTAGGAGGTGTCTTTTTTGGAATCGGTTTTCTAATGTACCTTTATTTACAACACCCATATGTTGGTGTGGGGCTGTTTATAGGTGCTTGTGCATGGTTCATAGGTTGGGTTGAGGTGAACAAATGAGCGTCAGACTGCGCATATTAAACGGCGGCACGCTACCGAATGTTCGACTCTGTGATTCCTGTCGTTGGAGCACCATCATGAAGAACGACAAAGGTGGTGAAAAAATCATTTGTCGGACGGACGGATTCCGTACCTGCATAACAGACAAGGTAGTTGATTGCAACTCTTACAACAATCGCAGTGAAAAAACCGAATACGAACTAAAACAAATCGGGTGGATTTTGGAAGTCAAAGGCAAAACTATTCTTGGGTTCCGACAACCAAAACCCGAGGACAAAGAGTACAGATGAAAGACGCACAAGCACGTCTAGACAAGGCACTCGAACTGCTGCAGCCGCAGAAGACGAGGCGGAAGCTAGTCTGCGCTCGCTGCGCTAGAGTGATCAGCGATCAGGACCAGTACGTTAACGGTCGGTACCTCTACGGCGAATGCTGCATAGACAAGGTTGCGATGGAGGCTGCCGAAAAGGCTTGACAAAGGGTTTGAAATGCGGTAGGATCAGTTGAGGTTGAGACAAAAATTTCAAAAGGAAAACAAATGAACCTACGTTTTAAAGTTCTTGCAGCAATCTTTGGCGCTATGTTCGGTCTCACTACTGCGCAGGCGCAGACGACGCAGGAGCCCGCTCCCGCGCCGGCCCAGAAAGCAACGCTGTATATCGCTTCATCTGTGCAGGAAGGCGACACTCTCGGCGCATCGTTTGTTGCAGCGTTCATTGAAGCCATTCCAAAGGATTCGGTGGATGTGCAGCAAGTGGAAACCAAACCTGCGCCAGATTCTACGTCCGGTACCAACTTCCGGTTCTTGACTCTTAAGATTAACGACAAGACGTCGATGGTTACAGTAGTTGTTGTTCGCCACACCAAGGGATTTGAAAACGCCATTTACGTCGGAGCCGTGTCTATCCAAGTCGATTCAGACACGCTCACCGACGCCGTTAGCGCGTATCTTCAGTTTCTCGGCCAGGTGTTCACAAACGTTGAGGAGGGCGGATACGATCAGGGTGCCAGTTCCCCTCAGTCGACTCCGACTCCGCAATCAACCCATCCAGCTAAGCACGACAGCACTAGCAAGGCCTAGACCATTCCGCTGCCCTGCACACGCGTGTAGGGCAGAGCGATAGCCTAGGAGGAATCACGTGGATGCGAGGAATCATGTGGATGCCGATAAGTAGCGCGCCAGACGACACGGTTGTTGAAACGAAGATCCACGACGTGCACGGTCTCAGGAACCAAACGACACTAAAGAAGATGCGCGGGCTGTGGTGGTTCCCGGACGGTAGCATGTACGTATATTATGTCCCAACGCACTGGCGCCCGGTGCAGGAGAAACCATGAACTGGTTGCACGATTTGTTTTGCCCCATCGACGGGATATTCAGCTTGGCGAACATAACCGCCGGATGGGCGATACTTGCCGACTCGTGGCGGTTCTGGTATGCTAAGGCATACGATATTTTGAGGAGGATCGCATGAGCGGGTATGAGGCACCGTACGGAGAAGCGGAGCGACTTCTGGCAGAACGAAAGGAAAGTATAGTTGAGCGCGTAATGAAGTTACCGCTCAAGGATTTGACGCTAGGCGATTTGATGAAGGCGATGGCGGGTTTAAGATACACCGAGAATTGGGGTCCTACCGAGCACGGGCTAAACATCATCGAAACAGTTTTGGGAAAGTCAGTTCAAACAAGGAGACTAAAATGAGCAAGGAATCGAAGACAGCAAGAGCCAGCGCAGTCAAGACAGTCGGCGAGAAGAAGGTCATTCCCGACGCCGACTTGATCAAGGGCCTACGAAACGATAGGGCATCGAAGTTATACCCGACGGTGCAGGGAACGGACGCGCTGTTGCGCCAATACGATTTGCTTCTTGCGCAGGTGATTGGACTCGAAACGACCGTCCTGGAATACGTCGCCCGCGATGCAGCCGCTGCCGATCTCGTGAAGAAGGCGCCGTTCGCTGATCAAATCCCTGAGTACAATCCTAAGTGGGATTAAAAATGAAGCATACTCGCGCAGAATGCGACGGAAGTTGCCACGAAACGTACGGTTGTAGCTTATGCAATTTGTTCGCGTGCTCCGTTTGTTTCGGTGCAGAAGGAAGTTTGACAACCGACTGCCCGGGTGTTAAAATGACAGATGATCAGGAGACGGCCGTCTATGGTGGCGCGCTTGACTATCGCGAAGGCAAAGGTTGGTGCACACCAGACGGGACAGGCACAAGCATGGGCGATACCGACGTAAAGATAGAGGCCACCAAGAAGGAGACTTACGCTGATTACTCCAATTTCAGTTGGGAGGCTATTCAAAAGTCCCTGAAAGAGGCGGTCGAAAATATCCAGCGCACCACCTGCGCCACAGACGAGCAGATGGCCGAGGCCTTATCGGTATCTGCTAAGAAGTTCATGGACACGAATTTCCTCAAGGAGCCAAAGTGACCTTTACAGAGCAGTCCGCAACCTTCTTGGAAAGGCTGGCCAGCAGGAAGCGCCAACCGGTAAAACCAGCGACTCTCCGGGCGTACCGGGGATACACTACAAACTGGATCCTGCCGCGCCTTGGCGACGTGGATCTGCATACCTTCGATAACGGGGCCATGAAGGCATTCGCCGACAGCCTGACGGGCCTGGGCCCTAAGAGCACGACCGAGGTGGTCTCCCTGGTCAAGCAGATCGTAAGCTCGGCCGTGGACACCAACGGCAACAGGCTCTACCCGCGGGAATGGAACAACGAGTTCATCGACCTCCCGGTGGTGGACAAGCAGAAGCAGCCGGAGGTCACCCTGGAGCAGCTGGAGGTGGTTATGGCTGGCAAGTACAGGACATTCTATGCCCTGCTTGCAGGCACCGGCCTCCGTATAGGTGAAGCCCTGGCTGTACGCATTGGAGACGACGGCCAGCACACATGCTGGAGTCCGTCCAAAGCCGCCATATTCGTCCGTACCGCGTTCTGGCAGGGCCGGGAGCAGGACCCCAAGACCAAAGCCGCCGTTCGGGATGTAGACCTGGACCCCCGCTTGAACGATATGCTGCGGTTCTGGGCGCCCCCGGCAGGGGCTTCTGGTCTGTTCCTGTTCCGCGGCCCCGCCGGCAACCACCTGTGGGAGAGCCGCCTGTACACCGACAGCCTGGTCCCGGCCGGGGTGGAGGGTTTCCACTCGTTCCGCCGGTACCGCACCACGCGCCTCCGGGAGACCGGGACGCCGGAAGAGATCATTAGGTATTGGATCGGCCACGCCAGCAAGAGCGTTACGGATCGATATTCGAAGTTGGCCTCAAACGTCAAACTGCGCAAGCAGTGGGCGGCTCAGGCCGGATTAGGGTTTGAAGTATGACGGATCGCCTCTACGTGTCCGTCCGCGAATACCTGCACGTTGATATCGATGGTCAGATTGCTGTTCCGATCGAGGACTTGGTAAACGAAGGCCGGATTACGCTGGCTGTGAGTTCCGCTTGGAACAACGCTATCGATGACGTTATCCACAAAGCAGCAAAGGATCTTGGCCACATCGACTGCCCGTGTTGGGCTACTGGAAAGTTCAAGCGTGCAGATGGCTGCAAGCATCATCCGTGGGATCTTTAAAGGAGACCGAAATGAGAGATCGTTGCGATAAGCACGGGGTTACAGACTGCGTGATGTGCATGATGCAGGCTGCCAACAAAGCCAAGGCAGCTGCCGCACCGCCCGAGGTAACCGACGGGCCGCCGGCGAACATCGAGGGCTTCGATTCAACGATCCCGGGAGAGCCCGCCGGATACGGAATATCTGATCCACCCAAACTGGCTCCTGCGCAGAAGACCGCGGTCGTTGTATTTGACGAGCCTACAGACGATTCTCGTGCGTCTCAGGTGATGCGTAAGGCCGCCACCTATGCCAGAACTGCCGCCGAGTACGCCCAGCACCTGGCGTCTGTCGAGAAGATCAAAGCCGAGTTGCTGCAGGCGCAGTTCAAATTGGACGATGCCGTGGCGGCAAAAGACGTGGCGGAATCTGAGTTAAAGGAACTTGTGAAGGAGATAAAATAATGCAGATCCTATCGATCGTGATGCCTAGCGGCATGACATCTCGCGGCAAGGAGTTCGACAACAACGAGGAGGCGCAGAAGGTCGCCAGGTCGTTCGGCGATCAAATGCGAGCATGGAAGGATTTTGAGGCGTGGATTTTGATGACGTCGGAAGACGGGAAGGAAGTTTCTGTGGAGCACATTAAGACTTTGACTTTGTAGCGGGGGCAACGTCTAGCAAATCTTGGATCGGATCCAGACTGAAGGCTTTGCACCACATGCCGCGACGAATGGGCCCCTCAACGATGCCGCACTCCATGTGATCGGTGCCAGGAACGTGTAGAATGAATTCGCAGGCTGTGCAGCGATCGCCGTAAGGGCTCTTGGCCGGCGAATAGTTGACTTCTTTCTTCGTGTATTTTTTAGTCCGCATATCATCCTCACTTAAAACAAGCGTTGCGACCGATGGTGGCAATCATAGGATGGGCTGCCATCTGCCGCACGATCTTTTCTTTGAACTCTTCTGTGCACTCGTTCAGGCGTCCATACCATAGGGCGCCTTCGGTAATATCCCGCTCGCGTCCATTGTAAATGTTATCCGCGACCGCTAGGCACCGTCTGAATATCTGGTCGTGGTGAGGGTCCCCAAACTTTATGGCGGACCTATCGCCGGCGAAGTTGAAGGCGTGGTGCTTCTGAATCAAACGCAGCCATTGCCCGTCTTCCCATCCTGCTAGCACACGGTTGCGAACCACAAGCCCGCACAGCGTCATGCCGAGCAGCAGGTCGTCGTGCGACTCGTTCCACATTAGGGTCGCGAGCGCGCTCACTATGTAATCGCTAGGAACCATTTTTCTTCTCCTCGGGGAGGCGGGACTTCCAGCCGCACCCACATTCAAACCTGTCTTCGTGCTTCTCCCGATTTATTGGTTGCTTGCACGAGGGGCAGCGCATCGTATCCATATTACCTCAAATCAGCGTGTATGCTTTGCAGCTTGCGCCATGTAGGATCATTCGCCCGAACCGATGGCGGATGTTCCTTGATATAAGCAACACGCGCTCTCCACAGCTGAGCCGTCAACTGATCCTTCTCCGCAGGGCGCGCCACATCCCATACATCGATTTTGTCTGCTAGAGGCAATCGATCGAAGCGCGCCTGCAAGGGGGTCATGTGCTGACGTTTAAAAATCTCATCGGCTCGCCGCTTGCCGACTTGTTGTAGTACTTGGCCTCGACTGATTTCTCCGTTCTGGAGAGCAGTCTCAAGGCGTACATCTGTTTGGTGAGCGGCCAGGTTGCGTTCGCTGACCGGCCCAGAAGGCATGCGGTCTGATGAAAGTTGCTGTGCCAATTTCTCGGCCTCGGTCCTATATTTGAGAACGCTGAGACCGGAGGCTTTGAGGATCTGATCCACGTTTGTGGCGTCCGGAGCAGGCTTGAGAAAGCTCTGGCCGGCTATAGGAACGATGTTGCGTACCAGATCACTGGCTTGTGTTTCCATTGGGGCCCTGCGCCCTAGGGCATCGCGGCCGGACAGGAACTCCATCGTCGGGCGAACAGTCAGGGGGTTGATACGGTTGGCCAGGAAGCCGCGCGGATCGGTCATGACGTGCAGAAGGTCGGTTGGTAGAGTGCGTACGGAGTAGACCTTCTCCTCGCCTTTATCGTTCTTGCTGACTACACCGAACGGAGCTTCATTGTGCATGTTGCCAGAAGCCAGCATATTGGCTACGCGGGCAAAGCCCCACAAGCCCGCCATGGTGAGGACCATCTTTTTGCGCGTGATCGCGCCAGTCTCTTTGTCGAACATTCCGGCGGCGCGGCCTAGCATACGGATCTCGGATACCAGCCAGTCCGGAGCCAGGGCAAACATACGCATGAAGTCTTGCTGCGATGCAGAGACTCCAAGTTTGTGCCAGTCCTGTCCGCCGAAGACGTCGTTCGTCATATCGGCAGCGCGCGATGCCCGCTCGTCCGCAGTTAGGTTTGTATTGCGCTCGCCTATGTCTTCGTACAGTTTTAGTGCGGCGCGGTCCTTCAGGCTTGGAATGTATTTCTCGAACAAGAACTCCTGCATTTTGGATTGCAAAGCATTCAGGCCAGGAACTCGGCTGATGAACTTCGAGTGGCTGGCGTAACCGGTGGAATACTCGTCCTTGGGTTTGAACATGTCGCGCTTCAAACCGTTCTTAACGAGCCGCTGTAGCGTCGGGCTTTCGTTTATGTTCATGTGGTCGAAGGTGAAAGGATTGACGCCCATCATAACGGCGCGGAGCCCTTCCTGAATGATGTGGAACGGGGAGATTGATAGCAATAAGCCTTTGGCCTCGCCGGATGCTTTGCCGATCGATCGCAGAATTTTGTTGGACCGGAATGGGGACTCCTCAATGCCTAGCACGCGCCGGACTTCTGGTACAAAGTCGGGGTGAATCATGAGATCGCCTCGCAGGAACACGGGCGCGCCATTGGTATCTTGTCCAGAGTAGTTCCACCCGCGCATGGCGGAATGGTCCGGAGCAACGTAGCCGTCGGTGGACCAAGCGTAGGCGTGAACTTTGTTCCCGTCTTCCGCAGTTAGGTCCCAAGGCAGGCGTTCGATTATGCCGTCCTTGAGGGCCTTCTCCAGCTTTGTCATGCCAGTCCGCGGGTCAGCCCCACCTTCTTGCATGCCTTTGATTATTTCGTTGGATATGTTTATTCTCTTCATCTGCTGAGGATCTACCGCAACCGCGGGATTGCCGGTCTCGCTTCCCATGATCCTGGAGGTTCCGGCCAAAACCGCAGCAGGCCGCCCATCGCCGGCTTTTAGATCTTTCGCGCGCATAGCTTCCAAATACTCGCGGCCAGCCATGGCGTGCTCTACGGCGACATAATGATTGTAGGCGTGCAGCGCCAGGTCGTCGTGTTTGAATTTCTCGCCGGCCATGAGCCCCTGGAGTTCGGTGCGATATGCGCGCTGCTTGGCTTGGTTGACGTTGGTGGAGAACCGGCCGCTGTCGGCGTCGTCTCGCAGTTGGTTTAGGGCAGAATTGTTGGATTCTTCTTCGCCCTTGCCGTGGAGCCTTTGCCAAAAGCTGTTGATTTTATCTGCCCACGCCTGTGGGTGGTAGGCCTCGACCCATTCGCGGATCAAACCTGCCTTGTGCATCTTGTTGAAGGATTCGTCGTAGAACTGGCGTAGGGATTCGGCGACTGCTTTCTCTTCGTCGGTCAGCGTAAGCGCGTAGCGGAAACCATCCAGAAGTTCTTTCTGCTCTTTCGGCGTGTACTTCTTTAGAAATCGCGAGTTGTCCCCCGGCAGGTCTTCCGCGCCGAGTGGGCGCAGCGGTGTAGAATTGCCGGTTAGCTTGCCGTCCGCATTCCGCTCTAGTTCATGCCCCGGCATGTGCGTACGTTCAGTGATAAGTTTGTCGTCCGGAATAGGGTCGGTTTCTGCTGGAGGTGCGTGTCCGGCTTTAGCCGCCAGGTCTGCATGAATGCCAGCCTCGACCTCAGCGCGCGGCACGGAGAAGACGGTCAGATCGTTTCGACTGCCGCTATCCGGCGTCGTGGCCTTTGCCAGGGCTTCGTCCGCGGTCGCGTAGTACTTGATCGTTTCTCGGCGCGAGCTCTTGATGCCCGCGTTTTTCACCATATCGGCGTACTTGGACTCGACTGCAGCGAAAACGTGGTCGCGGCTCCAGGGGCTGTCTTGTCCTTCTGGGCGCAGGTTCTTTTTGGTGGTTCCTTCAAGCACGCCTAAGGCTTTGTTGATCGCATCCACGTCACCACCGAACGTGATGTAGTGGCGGATCGCGGCTTGGGCTACCTTGTCTTCCACGCCGGCGTCTTTCAATTCTTCACGTATCGCCTCCATCTTGGCGCGCGATAGATCCAAGCCCTTGCTGGTGCTCTCTTTGAATTTGCCGGCAATGTCTGCAGCTATCTTGAGAGAATCAGTTACGGTCTGCGGCTTGCCGCTGACGGCATCATGTACAGCTTTTATGTCTTCGAACCCGTGATGTGCGCCCTGTGCAAAAAGGGCCGCGCCACCAAGTAGGTTTGTGCCTAAGCGCGTGGCGGCTTCAACGTCACCGTCTTTAAGAGCGTCCAGGAACTCCGGAGATTGAGTAACCAAACCGTGCGCCATATCTACGGCGAAACCTGTGGACATAGCAGCTTTGAGGGTCTTTACAACTGTAGGAGCCAGCTTCTCTCCTACACCCAAAGATTTAAGAACGCCGATACCAGCGCCTTCGACGGCACTGCCGCCGAACGTTGCTATCAAAAGTCCAACCTGAAGCGGTGTGATGAAGCTGTTGCCGAGATCTTCTAGGCCGGATTCAAGGCCCTTCTCAAAATTGCCTGCGCCCTCGTGCGTGCCCCACTTGTGCAGGTCGTAGAAAGGGGAATTCATCCACTCCCACGCCTTGCTGTACCACGGCTCCTCTTCCATCTTCTCTGGATCGGATTTGCCGTAGTCCACTTCTGCTTGAGAAAGGGTTCGGCTCGGGCCATACGCTCTGGAAATGCTTGGTCCTGCTGCATTCTCTGCTGCTGCCTGCGCCCAGAGTGTTGAGGACGGCGCAGAAGAAGGCGCAGCGGCAGGCGTAGTTGTTGCGCTGTTTTCTTTTTCGGCTTGCGCCCATAAACCTGCGGACGTCTGTGTAGGAGACTGTGTCGGCTGTTGAATCGCCGCGCTGTTTTCTTTTTCGGCTTGTGCCCACAAACCTGCGGAAGAGGCCTCCGGCGCCATCGCGGGAGCAGGAGTAGGAGCCGCCGTTGGAGCGGCTCCCTTGTTTTCAGATTCGGCTTGTGCCCAAAGAGCTTGCGATGTAGTTGACATTGTTCAGCCTTATTTCTGATATTTAACTAGTTTAATGCCCTGGCGCGTGAAATTGTCTATTTGTGCTTGAGTCAGTGGTTGGTGGATACCGGTGGCCACTTCTAGCATTTCGACCATTTCCGGTTTGGATTGAGTAGTGGGGCCCGGTTGCGGGGCATTGTTGAGCATCTTGTCCATGAACTCAATCTTCTCATCGTCTGTCCACTTCGGATGATTTTTGATTTCATCCGCGATGTCCTCTCGCAGTTCAGGGTTCGGTACCGTTCCGACTTTAGCGCCGGAGTAAGTAGGATTTGTTATGCGTTTGAGTTGTTCGAGTTTGGCTGCTTTCTCTTCTTTGGCTCGGGCGGTTGCTTTCTCTAGTTGGACCTTGGCTGCAGCCTGATCAGGCGTATCAGTAGCTTTGACTTCTGTGGCCTTGGCCGCAGCTTGCGTCGTAGACGCTGTAACGATTCTGGCTTGCAGTTGTTCCCGAACGCGCGACAATTCCTCGGGCTTCCAGGATGTTTTGTAGGTGCCGTCCTTAACCTTCTTGTCGAATGTTTCGAGAGCCTGTTTGCCGTCGAACTTGCCATCCGTCGTGTAGCGTTGAACGAAGGCGTTGGCGAAGGCTGCCTCTCTGCTAACAGGCGTTCCCAAAGAGCGCAGTGTCGACGTGCTTGTGTCTAGTGCACTTTGGGCTTCGACGATTGATTGGCGTATAGTTGCTTCTTGCGGGGTTCCTGCCGCTAGAACGAGTTGGTTGTTTCCTTTGTTGATGGTGTCTTGTGCGATAGCGGCCTGCGTATGCGCGAAGTTGCCGATGAATCCTCGGTCCTTCTCAGTCATATACGGAAGGCCTGTGTCGGTGTTTACGGCCCAAGGCTGATTGCCGGCGGCGAACATGCGCTCGTGTGCGCCGGACAAAGCATCCTCTTTCGCAGCGTCCGCCAGAAACTTCTTGGCATGCGCCCAGTCCATAGCGGCAGCGGCTTCCGCCTGCTTAGTTTCGGCGGCCGATTTTTTGTTCTTGGCTTGATCGTCCAACCATCCGGAATATACTTTTCCGGTCATAAGTATTGGATCCATAACTTTGCCGGAGGCGTCCTTGGTTCCGTCTGGGATTGGATTACCTTCGCTGTCCTTTGCGACAGAATTGTTGGCGTTCTTTTTAGCAAAGCGCATAACTTGTAGGTCTTCATAGCCCTTAGGCTTTCTCATCACAACGTATCCGCTTCGGTTTGGGTCGTACATGATTCTGGTGTCGTAATCGCCAGGACGAATGAGATCGTTCGTGTATTTCTTGACTGCCTCTTCGGCGTCTTGGGTGCTCGCGAACAAGTGAACTTTGCCGTTGGGTTCTTGCACTTCTGCGTACCCAGATGTTTTGGCACTCTCGAATTTGTCTAACTGAGCATTCTTGTAATCCAACTGCTCTTGAGAGAACTTAATAGCTCCCTGCGAGGCGGCTTGTTTAATGGATTCGGTCTCAGCCACGTCGCGTTGCATTCTAACAGCGGACTCCTGCTGTGCTCTAGCGTCGGCGTGTTTCTTCATGAGAGCTTCGTCCGCGATGGTCTTGTTTTTAAATTGATCTTGGGCCTCTTTCTCGGCTTTCTCATTCTGATCTTTTCTTGACGCATCTTCGGCTTTAAACCCAGCCGAGAACGCAGAAGACATAGCAGGACCCTTGCCGCGGTTTGCTGGGTCATAGCCGCCCGCAAGGCCGGTGATCGCCGCAGCCAAAATGCCGCGTGCCATCTCGCCTGGTTTCAGGTCGCGATATGTGGCCACCGGGCCGTTCTCTGTTTGAGTCCATTCCTTTTTCTTGCCGCCTGCCAGGGTCTGGAAGATCTCACTCAAAACGTGCTTGCCGCCCTGCTCCACAGATCCGATGAGTCCGGGCTTGGTAGGGGCTGTTGGCGCAGCTGGCGCGGCACCCACGGCCGGAGCGGCCTGGGGCGCGGTGGTCTGAGGCGTGTTCGCCCCGAGATCGTTCTGGGCTGCGTCATTGCTGGTAGTTGCGGCCGGGATGGGGGTCATGCCTGCGGAAGTCTCTGGGGTGGGTGTATCGTTTGCCACGTTATTTCTCCTCTAAGAAAAAACCGAGTTCGGTCTGGGCGTTGATTTCAATCCCAGGTAATGCCTTGTTCAAAAAGTCTATGACCTCAAAGATGTGTCCATCTCTTATGCTATCAAGATGGAAGGATTTTAGCAAGTCACTCAGCGTGCTTGAAGCACTGAGCTTGCCTTCGTATCCTTTGGCTCTTGATTGACCGGAGCACTTCCACTCCAGGTCTTGGATCAGGAAGCGGTACCCCCCGATCAGTGATGTAAAGATGCGGCGACCTTTGTTATCCACTTCCCCGAGGTGCCTGAACGAGTACGCGCGGGCCAGCGCGGGATTCCGCAACTGGTACGCGTCCGAGGAAGGATCATGCATTCTGTTGATGAATCCTATAGCATCTGCCAAAGCCTCAATTCGTTTCGGCGGCATGGGAATTCTCCTTCTGTTTTTGAAAGAATCTACGTCGGCCTTCTTGAATGTGTTGTATGTGACTAGCAGAAAGCTTCATACCTTTTCTGCCTTCACTCATTCTTTGTTTATGCAGTTCAGATTTTGGTTTTGCGAGAGCGGCGGTGCTCAGTGTTTTTGATAATTTTATTTTATATTCGGGATCTGACCACCGTTGCCTGGAAGCTTTACCTATCCGCTTTCGGTGTTCTTCGGAAAGCGTTCTTCCAGTTAATCGAGCTTTCATTTTTTCTATGCCGTCGGTGGTAACAACTACCGACTCTCCGCCGGCGGTAATGTTATAACCAAAATGTTCGTTGGTTGTATTTAAAAGGATGATCCACAACTTCTCGGTGTTGTTTAAGGACTCCTTTGATTTTGGTTCAGCCAGTACTTGAAGAGAAAACGATTCACTTCCGTGTTTGCGTATCGCCTTTCCTATTCTAGTAGGCCGCCCGTGAAGGGCCTGCGATCTGTGCTTTGTCCATCTCGTAGAAAGAGGGACAATTGTCTGGCCAACGTAGCATTTTTCGGTGACCTCGTTGAACGCGAGGTAAACGATTCCCATAGCTGTTCTCCTTTTTACTCTAACGACCAAATTCCATTGCTGAGGTAACCGTGCAGACCGCCACTCAACTTGATCATAATGACCCAGCCGGCGGGGAGATGCTTTACTTCAACTACTTTCTCAGCCACAACGCCGTGGACGACGCGATTGAGAGAATTAATAGCCCTTACGTAACCGCGGTTCGCGCAAGAGAAGGTGTGGGATTCACTGACGTCGATGCTACGTCCATTTTCGGTGGTAACCCTAACACAATTTTGGCGGAACGTAGTAATTTCCTCGACCATTTCCGGGCCCTCAAAGCCGAGCACTTCATCACCTTCTCTAAGCGAGCCAGCGATCCTCTCGGAGCCGTCTGCCATCATGATCATTGTATCAGGGGAAACGCACGCCACGCCTGCCGCGCCGATCGCCGAATCAGCTAATCCACCTACGAGGCCCATCCACGAGGTGGATGCGGCTTCGTTGGCGTTGGCTTGGGCCGCTTCATTCGATTGCGCTGTATTTCCCAGGCTGCCAAATTCCGCCGCCGGCGACATAGTCTCGGCGCCAAGCTTGGCTTCCTGCGTCATACCAAGATCGCGTTCCTTGCGGCCGATGTTATAATCTTCCGCTGTGATCTCGGCCTGTTGGTCCGCCTCTTTGCCAAGGATCTCCGCGGTAGCACCAGCGCGCACAGCTTGGGTAACTCCGGACTCGACGCCAGGAACTGCGCTGGTCATAGCCGCGTGCTCGCCGATATGCCTGTTAACCTTCTGAATGTTGGCCGCAGATGCGTTCGTGGCCTGGGATCTGCGGGCCGCCAACTCTTCCGACGACATGCCGTGCTCGGTGTTGATGATCTTGTCCCATCCGGCTTTAAGGGAGTTGTACATGGATGAGCCCATGCCGAACACCGTTTTGTAGGAGTCGTGCATGATGCTCGTGAAGTCTTGCGCGCCCTTGAGGGCGGCTTGCTGCGCACCGGACGGATCGCAGTTCTTATAAATCTTGCCTACGTATTTGAAAGTTTTCATAGTCGCACCGAATATTGGTCCTTTGCTTCTTGAAAGCCGAACTTGCCGAAAAGATTGATCAGCCCTTTGGACTGAGAATCGAAAATCATTTCGTGATATCCGAGGCTCTTGGCACCGGCCGAGATTTCATAGAAGGCCTGCTTGAGCGCCAGCTTCGTGATCTCTTTGTCGTTCCCAACGTCTGGCGGGAACTGGATGTAGCAGCGCATGACATTCTCAAGCTTCAGGTAGAACACGACGCCGCCGACAGTCTCCACAGCAATGCTCTTGGAGCCCATCGGTTTGGCGAGAGTTTGTGAGTCCGCGGCCCACCACTCAGGCTTCACATCGTGATGTTGGGGGCAAGAATCCTTTGCTATCCACGCGGACAGCCGGGGAATATCTGATTCATTGACACCTCTGAGATTGACTTTCACGCGTGGCCGCCTTTGTAGTGGATGCCCACCAAAGATCCCACGGTCTGCAGAACCGCGGAGACGATGAGCTTGATGTTCTGCCACTTCTTGTGGTCTCGGAGGTCGTCTTCCATCGCCCGTATGCGCGTGGACAGATCTGCTTCCTTGAGCGTCCTGATGTCCTCATGCATGACTGGCAGAATCCCAGTAGGGTTCTGGAACAGTCGCTCATTGAGGGCAATCAGGCCTGCCTCTGTGGCGGCGCCAGATCGTTTGATGTCGCCTAGTTCTTGCAATACTTGAAGTTCAAAATCGGTAGCCATTGCCGTAATCCTTACCAGTAACGAGATTTTAATGCGTTGGGAGTACCAGGCGCACCAGGACCCAGGTTCGGGTTCCAGACAAATGTGAAAAGATCAACGGCGCACCAAGATGCGTTCGGAAATGCTGTGTTACCCCCACTGTCGTCGCAGCCCCAAAGAACGATCGGTGTAAAACTTGGATAGCCAGTAAGCGTAGCGGTGTGTGTGGCATCAAACGTGATAGCGTTTGTTTGGGTTATGACGGCGTTCCAGTTCCCTATTGAGAAAAGGGCGTTGTTAGGATACGTTGTCCAGGTTCCATTCAAAACAGCGGGATTTCCAGTAACAGCAGAAATGGTTATAACAGAACCATCAGCACCGAACTGCGGAAACGATACCTTGGGAGTAGCATTGAAACCTGCCCCATCGGGGGCCAGGGATACTACTACTTGTTTGTTAATGTCTGACACCAAACTAAGCCCTGTCGCATTAACAACCATCTTAGGAATTGTATACACGGATGAGACAGTCGCTGCTGCAGTCTCATCTAACAAAGAAATCGTCACTATGCCAGTGGCTGAACAAGACATATCTAATCGATACCAGTGCCCAAATGTCGGTGCAATTCCTGTGTCCACAACCGTCCCAGGAACATTGTGGCGTATTTGAGCGTTGTTCCATTGCGGATTGTTCACGTATTCAAACTTAAAGTTGCCGCCGAAATCGTTGATGCCGTCTGTGAAGGTCACAAAAGCTGTGTTAGCTGCTGGAACTTCTGTGGTACCAGCATTTGTTACATAAATGAGAGTGTTTGTTCCGTTTATCCCGCTCCCAATGACCGTGAACGTTCCGTTGTTTCCTGCATTCGTGCAACCTGCAACGGTGATGGTTTGTCCGTGATACCCACCCGTAGTTCCCGCTGTTCCGGCGACGCTGACGTGTGTAGCAACTGTGTACGCAGTTTGACCCGCTGCAGGTGTGTTTTGAGTGACTGCAGTTATGTTTAGCTTAGTTGGGCGTATAACCGCACTAGCTGAAACACCGTTGTCAACAACGCCGTTCGGATTGTTAAGGGTAAGCGTGGTAGTGGTGTTTGCGACACAAGTGAACGTTCCGTTGTTGTTTGCGTTGGCGCAGCCTGTAACTACGATTGTTGCATTTATGTACTGATTGGCTGCAGCCTGGAAAAGACCCCCCGCTGCTAAAGCGTGCGGTGTGTAAACAGTGTTCCCGCCGCCACCTGCTCCGACCTGCGATAGCCCCCACGATTCAGGCGTATGACTGGTGTCGTATCGCAAACCAAAAAAGCAATCTGGGCGAGCAGAAAAACCTAAGCCCATAGTACTGTTATTCGGATGGATAGCTCCAATACCAGGACCAACAAGACCGCAATAAAAAGACTTCTTAGCCCAGTCTGCGCCGGTGGTCGAACTATTACCAGCTTGGCCCATAAACTGAAATACCCAAGACATTTTCCATCCTGGATTTTCCAAAAGAGCCATTGTTCGAGACGTAACGTTTGTGGACCCGCCTGCATCGCCGTTGGTGTTAAGCATGATTCCGCCAAAACCGCTGGATGTTTGAGTTTGCGACCAAGCAAATATCCCGGCATGGGGAGGATTTCCTCCAAATGTCGTGCGGGAAAATGCGCTACCAAAGTTTATCCAATCGCCAGCATACGCTACTCCTGGAGTACCAGCCCCGCTCCCAGGCCACATGCTAGGAAGTACGCCTCCCAAGAAATCTTCGCGCCAGTAAATGAATCCTGGGTCCGTCCACCACGGCACCGTGCCGTGAGTGATGCCGTCCAAAACGGTGTTGTCATCGTCAGACGATGAAACCGCTATTGCCGTCGAGTTTGATCTCGAGATGGCTCCCAACTGAGGATTGACTTTTAGAGGCAGCGGAGGAAATCTGTTCTGAGAAGTTCCCGGCCGGTACCACTGACGCACGCGATCGTAGTCCGTAGTGAAGATCGACGGCGCAGGCCCCAAAGATCCTACAGCAAGCCCTGGCTGTTCGCGCGGCGTTATAGCAGGCGCGGCTGGAGGAGCGGGCGCAGTAATTGGGCTCCCGACGTTAGTTGGCTTTTGTAGAGCGTCTTTAAGCGACGGCATACTATCGCTCCTGCCATAAAGCACCGAAAATGCAAAAAGCCAGAAGTTCGTTCTGCACGGTGTCGGTGTTTCCGAAGTTGACTTTGACTTGCAAAGATTTGCACCACGCGGACGCGGGCGTTTGATCGCCGCCATTACCCGGCGTGGTCTGGCCAAAGTAGTATCTGTTCATCCACAAAGTCGCCGGCACCGCGGTTGGGCCGAACTTCTTTGGAGGATCTGATACGAAGGTGTTGGAAATTGTCTCGAACGTCGCGCCGCCTGTGGCACTGATTTCATCGAGTAGAACTTGAACCGTAGGCTGAGACCCAAGTTTCGAAAAGTCCATTTCTATGAAACCTAGTTCAGCCATCTGACCAGCATGAGCTAGTACGATGTTGCCCATCGTGAAGAAGGATGAGTATGCGGACCCGTTGTCCGTAAACGTGGTGAACGTCGAGTCTCGATTGAGAATGGTGCCGGCCGCAGTTGGCCCAATCAAAAGTTGGCGCGTGCCAGGAGAAGTCTCGATTGAAGCGATTGCTTGGAACCCGCCAGAGATTGTGCACTGCGGGCTCCATACAGGACCCGTCAGCTGAGCGTCAGGCGTCGGGTTGGGATCGCAGCGATACCACTGCGTGGACCCGTCGGAGATGAATAGCGCGTGCTCGGCGTCGCCAAAACTGTGATAGGCAACGTAGGCCAGGGCGGGATTGAATGCCGACAATTTGTCGCCGATCGGGTGTCCGATGCGCGTGAACCCGCCGCTCGGGTCGATGGTAATGAACTGGCGATCCGAAGAGAACAGGTACGGAAGACCGAGCACCATCGTTACAGCGTTCCAGCTTAGCAGGCCAACGCCTGGAGCCAGCAGCTGCGAGTAGTACGTGGTGATATCTGGTCCGCCGCCGATCAGATAGACTGCCGTGGTCGTGAACACCAACAAAGCCGTAGCCGTTGGGATCAAACGAATGACGGTACTGTCGAACGGGAACACTTGGTTCGGAGGCCACGCGTTTGTAAAACCATTGCCTGGGTCTGTGTCCGGACCACCGGACGCGAACACGTTGTTTCCGATGTGGCCCCACAGACGACCCTGATGATACACTAAACCTATCAACCCTGTTCCAGCCGCTGGCGTCGTGAGATTGCCAGCGGACGGCACGAACTGCGTAGATCCGTACGAGCCTGGAACCGGATCATTAACGTTCGCGATCGGCGCAGAAGTTGTTTGATCCAGTCCGGGTAATACCGTGGTAACACCTGCCACCGTAACGCTGGACGCCTGGTCTGGCATGAAGTCAATGACATTCCACGTCCCGGGGCCGCCGTTCGCAGTGCGAGGCGGCATGTTAATTTCGGTCAGGAACAGGAATGGGCCGCTGGCCTGGAAGCCGTCAGCGGATCTGAAAATAACTACGGTGTCGAACTGAGGATCCGTAGAGCCAGGTCCTGTAATCTTGACCTGTGCCCCGGTATTTCCTCCTACGATCTGGGTAACAGGTGAGGCGGTTGTGACCGTTCCATCGCCGCAGCCGTATGGCGCGCCAAGAGGCCCGAGAGTGTTTGGAGAGTTTGTGCTAGGAAGCTGCAGAGGGGGCGCGGTATTCGTGAAGATGTCTGTTGTTGCACGTGCTTTGAATGCGTAGCAGTAGCCGTGGCCCTTCGTCCAAGCGTAACCGGCTGACGTGAATGCGGACACGTTGTACCAGGTGATTCCGCTGTCGGTAGTGGTAGATCCAATACCATTCCACGACGGAGCGCTGCCGCCGCTAAGTCCAGAAGAGATTACGAATTCGTTGTTGGTGTTTGAGTCGACGACCGACGCACTTCCGTATTGCTGAGAAGCTGACGGCGGGACGAAGCCAGATGCCGGCAGATACCATTGCGTAGTCGCAGCCCAACTAGGAGACGCAGCCCCGACGCAAGTCCAGGTAACGGTTCCGTCTGTGATCTGGGCCCCGTACGTTGTTCCCCACGGGTTGAACGTGGCGGTTCCTGCGTGTGTTTCTGCAACACCGTTAGGGTTAGTGGCAACTAGCGTGGTCGCGTTGCAGCTTACGACTTTAAATTTGCCGTTATTGATTCCGCTGCTCGCGGCGAACCCTGTGATAGTAACAGGATAGCCGGCCGTGAAAAACGGTGAGACGAATGTTCCGGTGTAGGTGGTGTTGCCCCCAGAGGCGTTGCTAGCCGCCGTTAGCGTGGCCGCGGTACCGGGAACGATGGCCCCGCTCGCGCCCGTTCCAATGCAGACTTGGAAGTTCGCGTTTGCATCTTTGAGGGCCGAGAATATTCCTCCGGGCGTCCACCCCGAATAGGGAGTGCCGGCCTGCCACGTCGCGGACGTTGTGGTCGAATTGCCAAGGCATACGTAGCCAAGCTGGCCGTCGGAGGTAAGCGCACCTGCGGTAGTTCCCCATTTGGGAACAGACGCGGTGCCAGTCGTTCCGTTGGTAGTCGCGCCTAATAGAAACACCGGATTCGCGGCAGTCGACGGAAGAACTAGAGAAGGTTCGATTGTGGCGCAGTTGACGTTTGTGGGGTCGCCGCCTCCGGTGCCGTTCACAGGAGGATCGTACTTGTTGAATACGGTGGAAGCCTTCCAGGACTTGATGCAAGTTGGAAGTGAACTCGGCCCGCCGTTCACCTGGCCGATGTTTTCCCACCGTGCCCCGGTGGACTCTGTTACGCGCGCGCCCGAGATCCCCAATGTCGACGTAAATGACGGATACACGCTGCCAGACGTAACGTTGTAGTTGTGGGACGTAATGAATACACACTTTGTGCCGGGGTCATAGATCGGATCGCCGCCAGCATAGTTGTGGTTTGGTTGCCAAAGAAGGATCTGTCCGAAGTTGGTCCATGTAACGGAACCATCTGTAGTCGTTTGAAGATATCCTTGGTTCCAGTTTGGCACGCCCGTTCCGGACTTGCCGGTGTTCGCGGGAGTTGGGGATGAGTTGGATCCGTCGGCGTTGATCGTGTAAAGTTGTTGAATGGTGCCGGTGCCGCTGTCGAAAATGAAGCCCATCGTCGAGAATACGGTGGACGCGATCCAGGACACGCCTGCCGAGCCAGTGATGGTCGTCGTCAATGTTGGGGCAACCGTAGGAGCCACGCCGCTCATGTTCCAAACAGGTTTGCCTGTGTCAGGGTTCAAAGTGCCAGGGATGTATTTGACCGCGTCAATGCCGTCGGCGATGTATAGAGACTTGTTTATGCCTTGGAAATACCCTTGGCCGGCTCCAGTAGCTTTGGTGAAGATTGACGTGATCAAACCAGGAGTAACGGTTTCTACGTCTACAGTGCTGTCAGCGATGACGGTGATTGTTCCATCGGCTTTGTGGAACGAATAGAAGTTGTCAACGGCTCCCGCGGTGGTGCCAGAACTGAATGCTACGTTTCCTGGCCGGCGAATCATCGTCTGGCGGATTGATAACTCCGAGTTCAATCCATCTATCAGCGCGTCTGTTGCACCGAGATGGTAGTAATCCGAGTACATGGCCTGAAGGGGCCCGCGCAGCGGACTGCGGTTCGTGAACAAACCAGAAAGAAACCGGCTCGTGAATAAGCTCACGAAGCGTGTCGGCTTCTGCGGTTGTCCGCCTTGTGCTTGGATTAGGTTCGGAGCCATTTAAATTCCTCGCCCTTGAACGCCCTGCTGCGTACCCTGAGATTCGTTCTCTTCCTCACTCATGATGTCGAGCCACTTTCCGAGGAACAGGTTGCGATCAGTCAGAGATATCCCCGTCTGTCGCCCCAACAAAGAAGCAACCGCCAGTTGGCGATAGCGCGCGGCGCGGGGATCGTCGAAGTAGTCGAACATGAAGAACGCGAAGAAGTAGTTGTAGATATACTGCAGTTGATCTGGAATGCCCCACTTGTCGGTAAGGTTGACAAACGGAATAGGCGCCTCTTGATACGTCAAGTTTACACGATAGTTTTGATCAGGAAGTGGCATCAATCTGAACGTGAAGGTGGTACCGCTCTCGTCGGATGATTGCGCGGAAATAAAGGTGGGGCGATCCTGGGCGCGGTCTTCTGACAGCGCGTCAGGCTTAATATCCATCTGGACGCTAGGGCCAGCAACCGCCACGGCGCCAGACTCGTTTTCGGTGACGTTCACGGTGGACGCGATTGTGAAGGACGTCGGGGTCGCGGAGACGATGGCGAAAGTTCCGTTCAGTCCCGACGTTGTGCAGCCCGTAATAACCACAGGGGTGTTTGTGCCGCCGTTGGGAAGAGTGCTGAATCCTTGGATCGCGGTGTAGACCGCGGTCACGCCGTTAGCTACTACGTGTGTAATAGTTCCAGCCAACTCAATAGTAGCTTTTTCCAGCCACCCAAAATTCGATATTGCGGCGTTGTAGTCTTGCTGACCAACGGTGGTCAGGAAGTTCGCAGTTCCTCTGTTCCACGGCCAAATGAACGGAGGCCCAACAATCGTTTGCAAAATCTGATTGGCGCTGGTGAAGGCCGGTTCATTGTTGGTTCCGATCGTGAGATTGGCCCAGCTCAAAAAGGGCTTCATCCAGTCGATCGAATTTTGAAGAGATCGTGTTGCCGCCATGATTTGTCCTTACGACTTCTGGAACGAAGAGTCGTCGTGTCCCGGTTTGAAAATCGGGTGATGCAGAATTTCGCCGTCTTCCATATAAACCATAATTACGCCGCCTGGTTTTACGGCCTTGTCTTCCTTGTGATCTCGGCCGATAAGAAGATGGTTTAAAGAGTGAACGATCGAGGAGTGCGCCACAACCACAACAGGATGACCTTGCTTCCATCCTAGTTGAATAGCTTCTGCCAGAATAGGCCATACGCGTGATTCGAACTGGCTGATTGATTCGCCACCAGGAGGAACTACATCCGGGTGCGCGTCATAGAACGCCATTTTCTTTAGATTCTGGTCGTTCTTTGGTTTACCTGTTAGCTCACCGATGTTCCACGGCTTGAGATTGTCGATTGTTTCCGGCTGATAATCATCTTGGTCGTCGCAGATGATTGTTGCTGTTTGAATGGAACGGGTCATCCTAGAACAGAAGACACGGTGCCAATCTAGTTCGTCGAAGAATTCTCGAAGAACGTGGGCGTCGAGGAAACCTTCTTTGTTCAACGCCGAGTCGCGTTGTCCGCGAAAGATGTTCAGTCCGCTGTCCGTAGTCGACCCATGCCGTACTAGGTACATGAGTGGCTTTTTCATTTAGAAGCCGCCTGGGTAGAATGGATTGGCCGGCCCGATATACAAGCTGCCGGGAGCCGGCATGATTGCGTCGGACGGGAATAATCCACAATTGTCTCGTTCGCGATCCATGCTGCTGCCGGCGCGATCAAGAGACTCTATCCATAATTTTTGATTGTCCAGGAACTTGGCGCGGACCTTGGGATCCTTCGAATGCATGTACGCGTAGGCCACAAAGCCTTGACGGAAGTAGGCGGCGTAGTCGTCAGGGATCGGCTCGATCGTTTGTGAAAGAGATGTGAACTGGACTGGCCGCGCCTGACCGAACACGCGTGCTTGCCAAACTTTGCCTTGCTGTGACGGAATGGGATTCAAACGCAGCCCTTGACCCTTGGGGTTAACGGCGGTCCAAATACCGGTGCCGTCCGCCTGGGTGGTTGCGACCTGAGTTGGATTCGTTTGAGTGGGGAATACGACATTGACAGGCCAAACCGGCTGTGTCTGGCCGAGCGTGACGCTTTGGGTAAGAGCGTTGGATAGAACCCAGAAGTTTCCGTTGGGATCTTGAATTTGTAGAAGCGGATTAGAGGGCTGCGAGACGACACCCAACAGCGCGCCGTAAACGCTCCCAGGGCCAGGGTTCGACTGCGAACCTTCACCTGTGTTGCCACCACCCCACGTACCGTAAACCAGTTGGTCATTAGGCAGCCAGCAGACTTGTCCCGGCCGGCCGTATTGCGCGGAGGTCTCTGGCAGGTCTCGGTTGGTCTCGAGCGTGCATTTATCTTTTGGCTCGGACGTTGAATTGATGTCGATAAGAATAGCGTACTCGAGCCACGCCAAAGTGTTGACGTTGAGCAGCGCGTAATCCTGTTGCCAGGAGTTCGTGTAAAAGAACGGCAGACGGATGCGGTTCCACTTCCAAGGACGACCCTTGGACAGCATCTCTGTCATAACGTCATTGGCAATCGTCAAAGCCGGTTCTTGTGAAAATCCACCGGTAGAGAGGACTGGGGCGAGGTCGGCGTGCGTACGCGCGTGATCGACTGCGCTCTGAAGTTTCGTTGTGGAATTTCCCATGTGCCTCTCTCCGATGTTCTAATTTGTAGATCTTAGTCGTCACTGCCGGGTTCGTAGTTGTACTCTTGAACAGGTCGCGCGCGATGCGGAACTTCCGACTTCGTGCGGACTTGCTCTCGATTCCTGACTAGCCCTGGTGAAGGACTGCCGGTGCTGGCGCTATTGCGGGTTGGCCGCTGCATAGCCCAACGGTAATCCGGATCCTTGGGGAACCACGTCTTGCCGCATCGCGAACATAGCCGGAAGGTTACTCCGGTTGTCAGCGTGTGCTGCCACAGCGCGTAATTCGCTGAGTCGTTGCCCTGGGCCGGCCCGCCATTCATCATGGTCTGGGAGTCGCCGCCCTTCATGTGCGTGCAATTCGTTTCGTCAGAGATACGTTTTTCACGCTGGAAGGCAAGAGATTCTTGAACGGTCTCTCGCGAGACGCGCTCCGTCTCCTGTTGCTGTCGGATTTCCAGGACGTCGTTTTTCAACTTCTCGAGTTCGAGCTTCTCTTTCTCGAGCCGCAACTTCTCGGTCTCGAGTCGGATGAGAGTTATCTCAGCGTCAACTTCGGCTTTCGATTTGTTGATCGTTTTCCTGGGGACCAACTCTTCGAGAGACTTCGTTTCCACGGGGATCTCGGAGAGACCACCGTCTGTCGGTTCGATTTCCTTACTCATTGCTTTCTCCTAAGCACGGAGAGCCGTGCTGGTGACGTTGCGTCAACTCGTGTTCGCTGTTACGCGAATGGCGAATGATCGGCGTCTAGATGTCAAGTTTTATTGGTAAAAAACTTGACAAGATGGGGGCTTGCGACCGGGGAGCAAGACCGGCGACCTCCCGACGACTAGTCGGGGCTATTGAAGCTGCCTAAGCTACGCAAGCGTAGAAATTGGGAGCGCGCGGCAGGCGGCCAACCCTGCGACCTCTCGGTTAAATGCCGAGTGCTCTTTATCGGGCCCACTGAGCTACACGCGCGTAGAACTTTTATGGATAGATTACGTCGTAGAGCCAGCCGGCCATACTGACGCTTACGCCAACGTAGGCCACACCGAATGCGGCTTCTAGGGGGTGGGTCCAATGGCACGTTTGCGTACAGGCGAATATCAGTCCGCCGTATGCCAGCATGTAACCCACGAACTGGAGGAACGGTTTGATCTTGACGTTCTGTTCGATTTTGTCTAGGAAGCTCATATCTTTCCATCCTTGTGGAGCCTGAACAAATCTCCAACGAAGTGAACCGTAAATCCAAGGCTGAACAACACCTGGGCCACGCCGTGCATGAAAGGGAGCACGATCAGTGCGCCCACGAAACCTGCAACCTGAGTTATCAAAATTTGTTTGTCTGTCAGCATAGCCCCTTCTCTCGTAAGATCTTGGTGACTTCCCGCTCGGCGTTTGTGACGGCCGCGGAAATGTCGCCCGGGCGGCCTTGCATGCCGCGGACGCCTTCTGGTCCCGTCTCGCCTTGCGGGCCCTGCTCGCCGCGCTCCCCGCGCGCGCCTTGCGCGCCGGTGGCACCTTGTGGGCCTTGCGCTCCGGGTGTTCCCTGTTTTCCTTCCGGTCCGCGCTCTCCTGGCGTACCGCCGAAGCCGCGTTCGCCCTGTGGCCCGCGTTCGCCTGTGGCGCCGATCGCGCCTCGGGGGCCCGGAACCGCGTTCCCGAATCCATCGAGCACACTGCGTTCCTGCAAAATCCGAATGATCAGCGTCTCAAGATTTATTGCAAATGATTCTAGTTTGGCGTTAACGAAAGCGTCGACAGCCTCGACCGCCTTGGTTATGTCTCCTGGGTCGCCCTTCTCACCCTTCTCGCCTTCTGGGCCGCGGAGGCCTTGGGGACCAGCAGCGCCAGGGTGCCCTCGCTCGCCTTCGCCTTGAATACCCATCGGCCCTCGTGGGCCAGTCAGACCGGTTGAGCCGCGCTCTCCCTGCTCCCCGCGATCGCCGCGCGGCCCCTGGGGGCCTACAGGACCTTGCGGACCTGGGCGCCCTTCTGGACCCGCTGGTCCGTAGATGACGGAAGGACTAGAATGCTCGGCGCCGTCGTCGTAATACTCGTCATACACAACCGCGCGTACGCCCGGTACGTACCCGGGGTTCGCGACCTGCAATGACTCAGGCTGGCGCGTCGGTGCAGTTGATTCCGCGTTGTACACCACAAAGTTCAAATGCTCGCAAGTAAGTTTGTCGCAAACAGCGCATCTACCTGTAGCCATAAGATTCCCTCCGGGAAGCTTTAACTTGCTTTCTGTAGAACTGCCACAACCGTGATGTGAACTGTTACTGTCGCCACGCTCAAAGCAATTGTCCACGCTGTTGCTGCTGTAGTAGCTGGAAGAGGTACACTGAAACTGATGTTAACCCCGTTAGGAGTAACCGGAGCGGTAGTTGCCGCTGCAGCACCGCCCGAGTTTAAATCGTAAATAAAGCTGTTCGTTCCGTCGCTTAGAGTGGCCGTAAAAGGAACGTCCGTAGCCAATTCCGTGGTTGTAATAATCAGCTGAGTGATATCAGCAAAAATCCCTGCGGCTTGCGCTGCCAAAACTGTGGTGGCTGACGAACTGCTTGCGATCGTTGTGGCTTTAGCAACAGTTTGAGCACGCCGATAAGGCTTGACGAACAGGCTGCCTTCGTAATCGCACTGGAGAGCTACCGATTGACCAGTTGTCAAAGACGGGGCCGAAGTGTTGTTGACGGCTAAAGTTGCGATAGCGTTTGCCGGGGCCGTGGCGGCCGTTATGACCGCGTCCAACGTTGCCGCGGCTGCGCCTGAAATACCGACCTTCTGCACGCCAGCTGTTGCCGCGACGGTCGCCGTACCAGCGACCGAAGACATATCCGTCTTCAGCGCCGTTGTACCAGCGATAACTCCTGCTTTCGTTGTTCCGTCCGTAAGAGAAGTGAACAGCCCGTTCGTTACGCTGTTCGTGACGCCTAGAACGCCGACTACGTTTACGTCTTGCACGCCGGCCGCCGTAGTGGTCTGGTTGCTGCGGGCCCTGGTGCCCGCAATGTACATATCCGAACTTGTGCCGATGACCACGCCCGTAGGCGCGGTTCCAAAAGTCTGTGGTGCGCCAAGCACCGTGCTTGCAACCTGCGTTAGGTTGTCAACCCACGGAGATGTTGATTGGGTAACGCCGACCGTTCCAGTTATCGTCGTAGACGTCAGGGACACAACCCAGGGGTTGGTGCCTTGGTTCACGGTGCCGATGACTTTCGTGGTTTCGGCACTGAGCGTAGCATTGACCGCGAAAGCGTCGACGCCGGTTGCAACGATCTGCGCCCCGCGCGCCGTCATCTGGGCTTCAACCGTTTGACCGGTCGTGACCGTGGGCTGCGCCGTGTTGAAGACGCCGCCGATCTGCACCGGGTTCCCGGCCTTCGCCGCGCCCGTTGCTGAGTCACCTTGAATCGTCCACGGGTTGGTGGACTGCGTAACCCCGACGGTCCCTGTGACCGTGGTGCTCGTCAAACTCACCACCCAGGGGCTCGTCCCCTGTGTGGCGGATATGGCTCCGGAATCGACGATAATGTGCTGCGCCGAGGTCCAGGCCACCAGGTGGTTCTGGCTGGCGTCGACCTTCTGGGCGCGAATCTTGGAGTTGGCAGAATCCCAGCCCATCGCCAATGTGCCGGTCGGCGTTGCGCCGCTGGCCGCGTTGTCTGCGAACTGCACGCCGGCCCCGCCGCCCGTAACGTTCAGGGGGTTTCCAACAGTCCCGAGAGGGTTGGTGCCGTCCGACAACTGCACCGGCAGAGGATTCGTGAACGCTGGCGCGATGCTGTTGATGCCCGTCAGGTTTACGTTGCCGCCGCCTCCCCCGCCGCTAGTTCCCGGGGATAGGGACCCATCCGCATTCTGGGTGAAGGCCCAAGTCTTGGTGACCTGGCTTTCATTTACGGAAGGCGGGTTCTGCGTGTTCAGTCCCATTTAAATCAAACCTTTTTCCTTGAGCAGCTTCTCGACTGCTTTGACGGCAGCCGCTACTGCGGCTTCTACGGCTTCTGCCACGGCTGCGCTAATGTCTCCTGCGGGCCCGCGCGCGCCAGGGGTTCCCCTGGGCCCGGGCTCGCCGTTGGCGCCGTCCCGGCCAGCCGGTCCTTGGGGGCCTGTGAAGCCCTGGGGGCCTGGGTCGCCGTGGGGGCCGTTAAAGCCCTGGGGGCCTCGGGGACCAAAAGGCCCTGGAGCGCCTTGCGGTCCCGCGGGGCCAGTCGCGCCTACGAAGCCTGTCTCGCCTTTGGGGCCCATCTGTCCCGGCTCACCGGGAACTCCGCGCTCGCCCCTAGGGCCTGCCGCGCCCTGCGCGCCAGCCTCGCCCTGAGGACCTACGGGGCCTCTTGATCCTTGGGGGCCTGCTTGACCTGCGGGGCCCGTAAAACCGATCTCTCCGCGCGGGCCGGGGGTATTGGAAAGCCCTGGCTCGCCGCGATCGCCTTTAGGACCTTGGGGGCCCTGGGGGCCAGTCTCACCGCGCGCCCCTGGCCGACCCTCGGGACCTTGGGGTCCTGGGTCACCTTTGGGGCCGTAGATCTCGCGCGTCTGGGTGCCTGGTCGCTGCCGCTGTTGCGGCGCGCGGTTGGCTGGAACATATTCCTCGCCTTCCGGGCTCAATAATTTCGGGGTGTCGCTCATGTGGATCTCCTGATCAACATTCTATGCTTTGAATTTTATGGCGTTGGTTGTGCTGGCTGCGCTGGTTGTAGAGCCGTCGGCATCGTGGCGGGCGTTACCACCAAAGACGAGATGGCTGCAGTCGCAAACTTCGTGATGGACGCAATCATTAGTTGTTGCAAACTCTGGTCGAGCGCAATCAAGGTCTGCGCCAAGGCTGAGTCGCCGCCGTATTGTGCTATCAGGTTGAGAAGATTCCCGACCGCAGAAGTTCTCGTGTAAGAATCGTTTCCGTACTGAACTACTTGACCTACGTTGGTATCCATGTTCCCTCTTATGAAGTCTCTATGCTGTAACCAAGCCCGGACCATTGGTCTCCAGCTTGAATGTTTGCAGTGGCAACAATTATCTTCCAACCATTTTGAAGAACCATCTGTGGAATCGGGATGTAAACTTGTCCGCCAGCGTTAGCAGCGGCGCTTAACGGCAGGGCCAATCCCATATAAAAGTCTACGCCTTGGCTCGCTGTTACGTTGAACGCCATTTGCTGAGCATACAAGGTGTTGCCACCAGCATCTTGTAAAATGAAATTCATGTTTCGGTTTGCGGCGGCTGCACTGGCTATGAATCTGGCGCGAAAGGTTTGAAACAACCCTGTAGCACCTACAGTGATATTGAAGTCTGTTCCCGCTGCTGGATTCCCTACGGTAAGTGACGAGGCTGCTCTGCCGAGGGACACGTTCAATTTCGTCGGGTCGCTCTGACCGACTGTGGTAGGACCTGTCGGAGTTGCAGCCACAGCCTTTATTTGCACTGTAACGGTTCCGGTACCAGTTATAGCCGTCGAATTATATACAAAGAAGGCGTCACAACCAGCGACGTTGAACCAGTAAGTATAAGTTTGGCTGGTCGCAGGAACATGAAAATCAGTAGCATCATACTGTTGAATACCTGACGGTCCTACCCTCATTCCTGTAGCGAACTGAGTTACTGATCCCGCAAAAATACCGAAACTTAAAATACCAGCAGTGAATGTGCCGGAATTTGTAGTTAAGCCTACCATTACGCCGCCGTACCCAACGGTACTTATGGATATCGAAGTACCTTGCGGGGTCGCACTAGACCAAGTAAACGTCGTCGATGAAGGTGTCATTGCCCCTAATACAGTTGCATTCAACTTACTCGCATCACTCTGACCGACTGTGGTAGGACCTGGTATCGGCTGGGCCGTAGCTTTCATCGCTATAGTTACGTTTCCCGTTCCAGCAATGACTGTTTCCAACACTAATGAGAAATTGTCAAGCCCACCTACTTCAAACCAATAAATATAAGAAACACCAGTAGCGGGCGTGAATGTGGAAGCAGCATCGTACAGTTGCTCGCCGAACTTAGATTGGCGCATCCCCGTTACGTGCCCGAGCATGCCTCCGACTCTGAAAGCAATGCTGCCTTGGGTGAAAGTCCCGCCGTCGCACACAAATTCAACTTTGACGGCGGACATACCGCCAGACGCGACCGATAGAGTCGTACTTATTGCCGTACTGCTGTTCCACACTGCGTTTGCTGTGGAAGAAATTGCACCTGTGGTTGTAACTGCGCCCGTTACTGTGGCGTTCAGTTTGGTAGCATCACTCTGACCGACTGTGGTAGGTCCCGTAATAGTTGACGGGGCCGCCTGCAAAGAAATGTTTACTGAGCCGCTGCCCGTGATGGCCGTGTTCAAATAAACTCTGAACACCGTGAAACCTGACACAGGGAACCAATAAGAGTACGCATCATTGGTTAGTAAAGTTAAGGTGTGGTCGGCGTCGTACACCTGTTGAAAACTTCCGCCCTGCGTATGCATCCTCATACCAGAGATATCAAATCCGAAACTCCCGCTGCTCTCTGCAAAAAACCTAAGTTGCCCCGTAGAAAAGGTGCCAGCGGTTGTGGATATGATGGCAACGACGCTGCCCATGCCAGCGCAGTTTATATCGACGTGTGTGCCTGCAGCTGTGGCACTGGTCCAGGTTGCAGATGTGACGGGCGTCACGGTACCAACAGTTCTCAAACCGCCGTTCACGTCTAGGGATAAAGCGTTCGCGGTGGCGTCTGAGTAGACCGGAGGATTTGTGTTAACCTTGCCGCCCACGAATTCAAGCAAGCTAGGAACAGCCGCAGCAGGGGCTACGTTCGCTCCATCTTTGGTGTTAAGTGCGGCTTCATCGCTAGCCAGCACCACTGGGATTGAGTTTGCAGATGTTTTGGCGCCCAAAGAGACGGCGGCAGCGCCGACCTTGGCGATATTGATTCCTAGAGGGTTTGACGCTGTGCCAAATGCTTGAGTACCGTCCGATAGTTCAACTGGCAGGGGGTTCGTAAAGGAAGGGAGCGCTCCGTTGATGAAGATATTTGACTTTGACAAATCCGCAGGAGAAAGGGTACCATCGGGATTCTGCGTGAACAGCCAGGACTTGTGGATCTGGCTGTCATCGGTAGACGGCGGATTTTGTCTGGTACTCATTCGTTCCTTTTAAAAATAA